AAAACTCTGGCAAAAAGAAATCAGTACTAGACGTAGGATGCGGAAATGGACGAAATATGATGGGATATAAAAATTCGGAAGTATATGGAATAGATAATTGTTCACGATTTATTCAAATATGTAGGAATAAGGGGCTACATGTTACATTTGCGAATATGTGTCATATTCCATACCCGACACATTATTTTAGTCATTTAATGTGTATAGCTGCGTTCCATCATTTAGCCACACCCGAACGACGTAGACAATCACTAATAGAAATGAGGCGCATTACTAAACCAGGGGGGACCATGCTTCTATCTGTTTGGTCAATAAGACAACCGGAAAGGTCCAAGACGCGCTTCGCGAAAACCGGGGATACTATTGTACCTTGGAATAAATTTGGAAAAGTATACGAACGATACTACTACATATTCGAAGAGGACGAGATTTACGCCTTGTTCTCAGATTCAGGATGGAGTGTAAAGAAACATTTTTGGGATTATGGTAATGAAATTTTCGTATTGACAGCATAAATTAAAGTTCAACATTTTCTATTATTTCAGCTGTCCCCTTTCTATCTATATCAAATTCAATATTCGTTTCAACAATTTCATTAGAATTTTTATGACCACTATCACTAGCACCACTAGCACCATATAGATTAGAAAAATATCCCTGTTCAGCTTTTCGAATAAATTCACCATAATGTATTTCTTCACGTTTAAAACAACACCATAATCGTTTACACCAAGACGACGCACGAGTAATAAATTCCGTATGACTTTCCCTTTTATAAGCGTCGACTATTTCTATTTCTCGATCTGTAAATTCCAATGCTAATAAGTCTCGCTTGTATTTTTCTTTATAATAAATACTGTCTTGGAAACTGAAAAGGACATCGAATTTTTCTTTGATGGTGATGTAATTTTCAAAAATCTCGCTATCATATGTGAGAACTATTTGTTTCCATTCATCAAGATTTTTCTCATCCTCCGCCATATTAAAATTCAACATGATATGAAAAATCTTGCGAAATTTATTAATAATAAATACGTGTTCTTCAAGGGATTGTTTTATATTTTCCTTGTTTTCTTCAATTCTGAAAAAACGGTAAATTGCCATAATGAAAGCGATCATTGTACTCATACTTATCGTCACTACATTGAATATGCTTTCATTGAATTCATAATGACTGCGTATAGCTTCTAAGAAGGTAATCATCGTAGATAAAACAATTACCGAAACTTGGATAATATTCATCCGCAACTTTAAAAAAGCATATTTATAAGAGAGAAGAGCGCGGTTTTCAGAAGCTTTTTTCCTATATTTTTTAATTTCACCCAATTTATTTTTTTTAACTATTTCCCAATTGGTGGGCATTGAATTAAATAATTTATACTGTGTAAACTTATATTAATTTGTAAAATAATACAAATTAATTTAGTGTTTTATTAAAAGTATGAATGAAAATAAAAGGAGATTTTTAATCAAATCGCGAATAACGCCTGAGATATTTAATTCTGATTTGAGATGGCAATATAGATATTTTTTATTTAGAAATAACATTCAATCATCTCTAATGCTGTCAAAATTAAAAGGGAATGTAAAAAATCTATTTCAAAATACTGTTAAAATCATAGAAGAAATATTTAAAATACCCAACTATCAGTATTTCTTTTCATTAAATAATTTAACATTAGATCCATATTTATCAAGTCAAGAGTGGCAGTATAAATTTTCATGTTATAAAGGTAATAATGAAAGACTTGTCTTATTATCATTACCTAATACTAATCCTGATGCCAAACTTGAAAGCGTATTAATAACTTTTGATGTTTCAGCAAACACTGAATTTGCCATTAGAAATACTATTGATAAATTAGGAAATGGTTGGAAACACAGTGTTATATGTGGTAATTTAAATTATGAGTTTTTACATAATTTACCTGGTGATATATCGGATAAAATTAATATTATAAGAATGAATATCAATCATTTGGGTCTGAGAGAATACAATAATCTGCTTATTGATAAAGAATTTTGGAATATGTTGACTGGCGAAAAGATTTTCATTTATTTCGAAGATACTCTATTATTAAAAAAAAGCAGTATAATGAAATTTATAAAATGGGATTTTATTCAGTCGCCATGGGAGTCCTTTGATAATTATATTATTCGTCCTGATAATAATTACATGAAAATGTATAGTTTTCGCACAAAAAAGCTAATGTTGGATATTATTAATAATGTTCCTTATACAAATGAACCTGAATATCTGTATTTTATAAATGGAATGAAGACAATAAAAAAAGGTAATCTGCCAAATATGACCGAAGCTTTTAATTTTGGATCTAATTTATTTACCAATAACTCAATATCACATTTTGGTATGAATAAACCTTGGATGGCAACTAAACAATGGGATAAAATTATTCAAGAAAAATTACTGAATAATATGACTATTCTATTTCATAAATATGAATTAAAAATTTCGGATCCGAAAGAAAAAATTACGTATTCGTTAGAACGAAAATCAAAAACTCCGTTAAAAAATAATCTATATGCTCATCTTCATTGTTACGACATTGATTTATTTCACAGTATCTATTCATGTTATTTACCAGTGATTAGTAAGTATTTTAATATAATTGTAACTTATTCCACTGGAATAATAGAAAATATTGATAATGTTGAATGCTCACTAACAGTTTTAAAAATACCTAATCGTGGTTTAGATATTGGAGCAAAATATTGTGCTGTGGCTTATCTTAATGATAATAAAATGTCATACAACCATATTCTATTTTTACACTCTAAATCAAATGAAAAAACGCGAAAAGAATATTTTGAACCATTAATATCTCATCTGAGCGATGATTTCATCAAAAATATAGATAATTATGATTCTTATTTTCCAAATATTGAATGGGAAATATCTGATAATAAGAGAATTAAAAAGGTAGGTACTTTATATCGTGAATCAGATATAGAGAGAAATTTAATTTATAGAAACAATTTACTTGATTATTTGAATTGTAATAATCGTAAAAATACATTTATTGAAGGCAATGTTTATCTATTATCTAAAAAGGTGATTAATAAGATTTATGATAAACTTGTTTTATATAACATTTTAAATAGACCCACTGATTTTGACTTAAATTGGGTAATTCATTATTATAAATTAAAAGGGAACGCTCAGGAAGTTTATCATAAATTCAAAGCGAATAATTTGTTACCAAGAGTAGACAATTATCATTCTAGTGATGCCTATATTGAACATGCCTATGAACGTGTTATTTTAAATTTATGCAATAAACCTAAGTTGTTAGAAGTGACTTATAAATATAGACATACGGTTTTACTTGTAGGATTAACTAGAATAAAAGCTTCAATCAGTGACAACCTCTATCTCATGAATAAATATATCGAAAATAATGTTGAATCAGAAAATATGGTTCTTACAAGGATCATAGATATAAGTGATTTTAATAAAAAAATAATTCAACAAATTAATAATAGAGAGTATAAGGAGTGTATTTTTTGTATACAGCCGTTTGAATTACATAATTACATTTCTTTGTTGAACACATTAAATATGAGACCAAATGTATTATGGGTTTGGGAATTCAAAAGTCTGCCACCAATCTTTACCACCATATCAAGATATTTTAACAAAGTTTATGTACAGTCGAATTATTGTAAGGAAATTTTTGCGAATCAACTAAAAAATCAGGTAGAGTACATATCTCTTGGATCAAAAATAGATGGAATGAAGGATCAGATTACATCCTATTCAATCAAAAATGATTTTTTAAATAAACTTTTACAAAGAGTTGGTTATAGAAAGATAATAGGTTACTGTTTTGATTTGAATAGTTCTATAATAAGAAAAAATCCATTGAATTTGGTAAGAGCATTTAACAGATTTAAGATGAATAATAACTATTGTTTATTTATAAAATACAGATTGCCGCGTAGTGGTCAATTTATAAATAAGATAGAAGAACACTTATACAATGAATTTTTGGAAGAGGTAGAGAAGAATGAATCTATTATTTTATGTCACGAAGAATTGGAATTAATGGATTTATATAAATTGTATAGTCAGTTTGAGTATTATGTAAGTACACATTGTGGAGAAGGTTTTGGATTAACTATTTATGACAATATGGTGATTGGAAATAAAATAATTTCACCTTATTATTCTGCTGAAAAGGATTATTTGAAGAGAGAAAACATCATTGAATTGGAGTATGAAGAGAAGGAAGTACCTGGTTTAAGAGAACATCCGGTATATGGCCAAATGAGCGACACCAGTGGGTGTTACATTAGTGTAGATTCAATATATAAATCATTGTCTACGCTTTCTTTTGAAGATAATGAATATGATTCTAATGATTTTATACTATATTTTGTACAAACAACCAGCAATCAAGATTTTAATACAGGAATTCAATTCGTTACCAGAAACCTAAGTGTTGAATTAGATAAGTATAAAAAAATATTACTAATTAAGTATTGTGAAAATATTAATGATTTTAAGATAATTAATGATCATGAACTTAATAATTTTACCAAATGGGGCGGTATCAATCATTACAGAAATAATTATAGTTATAGCAATCTTTCGTATATTCTTGAAAAAATAAAACATAGTAAATGTAATTTTGTTTTACCAGAATTATTTTATATGTATGATTATTCTTTGTATGATAAAATTATAAATATTTGTCTAAATAGAGATTATAAAACTAGTCATATATTTTATGATGATACACTATATTATGAAGATAGTATAGAACCAAATCTCAGAACTGAAAAGTTTAATATTTATATTAAGAGTATTTCAAAATTTGACAATATAGTAGCAATATCAAGTTTTAGTCGCGATAGATATATATATCACAAAAAAAAATTAAATCTTACAACTAAACAAAAAGTTGCTTTCATATATATTGGTGTAACAGGTAATAATATACAATTCAATAATATTGATGTTCGTAACAAGTATATTATAATATCAAATATATCAAATAATTCTAGAAAAAATTCAAAAATACTAATAGAATCATTTAAAATAATTCATTCAAAATATCCTTATTTCAAGTTAGTAATATTTGGTCATGGATGGGATAATAGTATAGACCATGTAAATAATATAGAATATAGAAATTTTATATCGAATGAAGAAAAAAATGAAATTTATCAAAATGGGTTATTTTCAGTTTATCCATCATTATTAGAAGGGTATGGTATACCTATATATGAATCGTTAATGAAGGATCTACCTGTAATATGTCATAATAAACATTCAACGCTCGAAATTTTCAATAATATTTCAGAAAAATGTGTATCGGCGGTTGATTGTAGCAATGTAAATATACTTTCAAACGAGATGACGAAGTTTTGTAATAAAAGTATACTAGATGAAATTAAAAGTACAATTCAAAATGTAAAATTTAAAACGAATAAGGAATATGGTAGTGATTTTTATAATAATATTATTGATAGACCACTAGTGGAAACATTTTTTTGTAATCTAGTTTTTGAAAATACAGACTACAATAAAAGAGGTGTTGGTAACTTTAATAGACAGTTCATGAATAATTTTGATACTATTTCGCATCATTTTGATAAAAATAAATCATATAATTCTATTATTTACAATCATCCACCACCCATTAAGAATACAAAAAATAATTATGAAACAAAGGCTTATAACTTATTATTAGATATCATAGAAAATTCGTCAAGAAAGATAGCAGTATTATATGATTTAATACCTCATATTTTTAAAGAACACTATAAACCAGAGACAGATTATTATAAATATTTTGAATTACTTAAACAAAATTTTGACATATTTGTTTGTATTTCTGAGAGCACAAAACAAGATTTTCATAAATATTTGAATTTTGATTTGGATAAGATGATAGTTATATATCCTGAGTTAAATATGAAGTTAGTTTCTAATAATACATCTTTTCATCTTGAACTTAGTAAATTCTCTATAAATAAAAGGTATATCATAGCACCATTAGGATTTGATTTCAGAAAAAACGCAGATAATACAATAAAGGCATTTTTGAACGCAAAGATAAATAATTATCAGTTAGTTTTAATGTATAATATACCAAATGTTAACAAACAGCAATTAATAGATAAACACGTTGTACCAGATTTCATGGATAGAAAAAATGATATTATCTTTACAGGACATGTAAGTGATAATGATTATATTAATTTAATTAAAAATGCCGACATTACATTGTTTCCATCGTTGTACGAAGGGTTTGGATATTGTGTAATGGAATCTGTATATTTAAATACACCTGTTATAACATCAAATATTAGTTCAACAGATGAATTGGGTAAATTATCACCAGATGAAATTTTATTATGTGATCCATCTAATTTAGATGATATTACTGAAAAAATAATTTATATGATTAAAAATCTTAATAATTATAGTTGTAAGGATAGAATTTTATATAGAAAATGTTATAAGCAAAATAATTGCTCATTAATTAATAATATTACCCAAAGTAACAACGATGATTATGATTATAAAAAAATTAAGGACGATAAGATTAATATTAATCCAATATTATCACGTTCATTAAATTTTATTAAAAATAAAGATAAAGTTCACATATTTCCTATTGATTTATCTAGCAGTCTTTATAAAAAATTATTGAATATCTTTGATATAAATATACAATTGAGAATAACTAATGGGGGTGGTGGAAGTGGATGTGTCACTGATAGTTGTTTTTTGAACAAATTTATCATAACAACACGTGATCTGTATGAAAATGCCATACCATCTAAATATAATGATCTTATTATCTCAGAAACTTCAAATAATAAAGATTGGTTACCAATTCTAACTGGCCAAGATAATGGTGGCTATTCATCAAGTGATATTAATAATATATGTAAATCTATAATTACTAGAAAGGATGAAATTAAAAAATATAACGCAGGCGTTAATTCAGAATTAGGTAACAGATTGTTAAATTATCCAAAAAAAATAATGAATTGTTTAAAATTAAACTATGAAAGCAAGATTTGTTTTGTTACACCATATGGTGATGATAGATCAGGTATATCAGATTTTAGTTACACAACTATAAGAGAATTATCTAATTATTTACGATGGATTGATATATATACAGACGGTTCAAATATTAATATGGAAAAGCAATCAAGAAATATAGGCTTTTATAATATTGACAAAATTAAAGAAACTAAGAATAATTATGATGAAATTATTTGGGTGATAGGGAATAGTAGGTTTCATAATAAAATGATCCATTATGGAAAAGCCTTTGGAGGAACATTTTTAATACATGATGAGTCATTATATGAACTTTATACAGCAAATAAAATGATTCCGAAAAGTTTATCTCAAATCCATCCATTTAAGTTGAGAGAAAAGGGTACAAATATAGATTATAAATACTTATGTTTTCATGATATTATGAATACCAAAAATAAATATATAGTTCATAATGCTAATCTTAAAAATATTTTGGAGCGAGAATATAATATACAAAACATTAATATTTTAGAATACCCTAACTTCAATTTAAGTATCAATTATAAACTTACCATGAATGAAATAAACATTATTAAAAATACAATGAATATTGATGATAATACAATAAATTTATTTGTTATAGGAGGGGTTAGTGATATTAAACTACCTAATTACAGTTTTAAAATTCTAGATAGATTGAATGAAATGAATTGTCCTTCAAAATTATATATATTTTATAATAAATAAAACTTATTTACTGTTGGTATTGACAATATTCGTATCATTACCATGTATTCTTTTATAATCTTCTTCATTAAGGAATATATGATCATCATGGTTTATTTGTTTACCTTTGTAATATCCTAGTTTAATTAAAAAATCATAAATGTCTTTTTCATAATCGTCTTTGTAATATTCTACATCTTTTCTCCATCCATCTTGTTTCCAAATTTCTATAAAGATTGGTGGAAAATTATTATTCTTAATAGTGTTAATAGCTCCATTAAGTATATTTAACTCCATTCCTTCACAATCTAACTTGATAAATCCGATATTTGAATAATTATATGAATCCAATGTTCTTATTTCAATATCGCCATCTTTTTTTATAAGTTCATTTAAGGTTTTTTTACTTTCATCATGAGGGAGACCATTTAAATGAACAACAGAAGCCCCAGGTTGTCCTTCTGTATAACTGTTTTTATTCCATAAATCGACGCGACAGTTTTTTGACCCTAGGCCAACTTTATTTAAAATTATACTTTTTTCAAGATTATTATCTATTATGTTTTTTTCTGTACATGGATGATTGATTGGTTCAAAAGCATATATCAGATTATTTTCATTATGTAATGTTAATATATCATACATTAGTAAACTGGCTGTACCAATATAGCTTCCACCGTCTATAAAGTTAGAATTAGGTCTTCTATATTTTTGGAATATATCATAGTTATCTTCGTCCCAATATATATTTTTTTTAAACAAATGTGTTATTGGGTTATTTAGATCATAACAATTAATCACCTTTCCTCTCATAGTAAATTTTAAAAATAAATTTTTTTCCATTATAAAATTATAATGGGAAAGAAATTCGATGAAAAGAACATAATAGAAATTACATCACTTATAAAAAAGCCGGTATTGTATAAAAAAATCGACAATTTTAAATATACTAATTTTTACATTGGTCTTGGAAAAACAGGTTCGTCAACAATATGTAATAGCTTAAAATACAATTGTTTTCACACCCACTCCACTAAAACTATCGACGATTTTACATGTAATATATTATCGTCGAACAACAAGTCAATATATGATTTAGTTAAAATGTATGGTGTGACATTTAATTATAAACCATTGATTATTGAATGCTATCGTGAACCTATTTCACACTTGATTAGCTTAATATTTGAATTTGAAAAATCGAAATTTTCTAGCAACCATCCATTTTGTAATTTGATACCTAAAAGTATTATTGATACTTTTTATAATACAGATTCTATTTCTTTAAAATATAAACAAATATCCAAAATACTTAATATGATAGTAGAAAATTTTAATACACCTGTATCATCAATATATAATATAACATACTTTAAAAATAATCATGATTTTGATATATTAGAAGAGTTTGATAGTAACAAGCAATATTTATATCACGAATTTAATGATTATAAATTAATTATATTAAAATTTGAACAAATTGCTAATTTCAAATCATTTTTTAATGAGATTGGATATGAATATAATGATAATAAAAATAATATTACAAAAAATAATGTCTCCTTGGAAATAAAACAAAATCCAAAGATTTTAGGTATAAGTGATGATATAATTAATAAATTTTATGATAATCATATAGTACGTAGTATATATACAAACGATGAAATAAATAATTTCAAAAATGAGTATAGTTGTAGTTAGTTGATTCAACCTATTATTTCCAATTTTGGTAATGGAAATATAAATTTAATACCTGATTTTATTTTATCAGATTCTCTTTCGAGAATATTATCTTTGAAATGCCATGGACATACAAAATAGTAATCAGGCTTCATATGAATAGATTTTTCCTCTGATATAATTGGAATATTTGTACCAGGTGTATATTTATCAAATTTATCTGAATTTATTTCAGCAAAACATGTAATATCTTCATTGGTAATATCACAATATTGTAATAGAATGTTGCCTTTTGTTGAAGCACCGTATCCATGTACGATTTTTCCCTCACTTTTAATTTTATCGAACAAATCTCTTATCTGGCTTTTATGACTAATCATAAAAGTATTTAGTTTATCCAATGGAATAGTAGTATTATGACCCAATAATTCTTCATTTTGTAAATAAATATCTAATTTGTCATATTCATTATATATATCATTATCCAAGTGTGTTATATATAGTTTGAAACTCCCACCATTACAATAATTCTCAGAAATATCTATAATTTTTAAATTAAATTTATCACATAAATATTTGAATTGTTTCACAGTATAATATTCTAAATGTTCATGACAAATAGTATCGTATGAATTTGATTTAAGCATGTACAATAAGTAACTTTGTTCACTAACCCAAATACCATTAACATCCAAACATTTTTTTATGTCTTCCACAAACTTTGATACATCAGGTAAATCATAAAAACATGAAATAGAGGTTATTACTTTAAATTTCAATTCACCAAACTTTGCTGTTATACAATCATAGGAAAAATAGTCATTTATGCTTTTTATATCATCATTGTGATATTCTTTAAACTTATTGGATGATGGATCAATTCCATAAAAGTTTAATTTAATATTTTTTCTATTATATAAATTTAATGTTGTACCATCATTAGAGCCAATGTCTAATATATTATCATTGTTTTTAAGAACAATAAATTCCTCAATGTTTTTAACCAAATTAGATAAATGTTTAACCATTGATTTATTCAGTCCAGATCTATAACCGTATGTTTCCCCATACATAAAATCTATATCAAAATCATTATATAATTGTACTAATCCACAATCACTACATTTACATAAAGATATTGCTACTAAGGGTATATGTTGATTTTTTTTTGGAAAAATTCCAGAATATGCCATTTTACCCAAATTAATAGATTCAATAATTCTATTGCTTGAACATAATCTACAATTTTTAATTATTTTATTGTTGGAATTCTTTGCTACATGATTATTTAAATTAAAATCGTGATGTACCATTTTTTTAACAAGTTCTGGAAATGAGGTTTTGGGTTGCCATTTTAACATATCTCTTGTTAATGACGAGTCTCCATAAACAAGATCTACATCATTTGGTCGGTAAAATTTCTCAGATATGGTTATTGCTGTCATATTATTAATTAAAAGACGTGTTTCTAATGGGTTGTTCATATTCTCATTCCATTCATAATTCAAATCCAGGGTTTCGCATGCCACTTCAATAAATTCCTTAACACTGTGTGTTTCATTCGAACTTAATATATATTCACGTGGTTCATCCTGATTTAACATAAGCCAAACTGCTTCTACAAAATCTTCTGAATCACTCCAATCTCGTTTAGCATAAATATTACCGAGTTCAAATGGATTAATTGGTTCACCATTTTCTAATTCTTTTTTAATCCTAGCAATATTTGATGTTATTTTTCGAGTAACAAATTCTTTACCTCTTCTTATACCCTCATGATTAAATAATATACAATGAATGGCAAATAAATTATAACTTTCGCGATAAACGTTTACAATGTGTCTGGCCGCACACTTGCTCGCAGCATATGGATTTTTAGGTTTTAGTGAGTGTTGAATGTCCTGTGGCGTATATTTTATTTCTCCAAACTCTTCGCTACTGCCTGCCGAATAAAATCTACATTGTGGACAATATTCACGTATGGCTTCTAACATATACATAACCGATAATGAATTGGTTGTAAAAGTTTGAATGGGTGTTTTCCACGAAACACCAACAAAGCTTTGAGCGGCAAAATTAATTAAATAATCTGGATTGACTGTTTTAATAATCCCACGAATAGATTCACTATCCATTAAATCGAGAATCATTATTTTAAAACGCTCACTGTGAATGTCTTTTATGTTATCATGATTTTCAACAGATACTCTTCTTACTGTACCATAAATTATATGATCTGTATTTTCCAGTAAAAATCTCACCATATTCGAGCCGTCTTGTCCAGTTATCCCAGTAACTATTATTTTTTTTGACATTAAATAGCTATTATTATTTTTGAATAAATTAAAACATATAATTAAACTTATTCACAGTAACATTTTTAACCCATCTTCGAAATTAACGTTTAATTTCCAACCTAACTCTTTAAGTTTTTGATTGGAAATATAATAGCGTTGATCATTAAATGGACGGTCTTCAATATAAGTAATCCATTTGTCGTATTCTTCGGTGTGACATATCTCTCTAATTAATATTTTGGCAACATCCATAATGCTATATTCCATACCTTCATCACAACCAATATTATATATTTCGCCTACTCTCCCTTCTTCTAGAATCTGAATAAAGGCCGATGCTGTGTCACTTACGTACATGAATGCTCTAACACAACTACCGTCTCCTTGAATTGTAACCTTTTCCCCACTTTTTAACTGTTGAATAAAGCGTGGTATAACTTTTTCTGGATATTGATTTGGTCCATATACGTTATTGCCACGCGTTATAATAATTGGCATTCCAAATGAATGATTATATGATTGTGCTATAAGCTCAGCACCAGCCTTTGTCGCCGCGTAAGGATTCGTTGGACATAACACGGAATGTTCTGTTTTATGGTTTTCTCCATCATTTAACATAGATTCTCCATAAACTTCGTCTGTTGACACATGAATGAACTTGTGTACATCACCATATAGCCTAACACATTCTAATAATGTATGCGTTCCTAAAATATTATCTTGGGTATATTGAAGTGAATCCTCAAAAGAATTTTGGACATGCGATTGAGCAGCAAAATGAAGAACATGCGTAGGTTTGTGTGTTTCAATGACATGTCTTACTAAATCAAG